CTAATGTATCAGACGTTGTGCGTGAAGTGTTCAAAGATATCCCAGTCTGTCCCCCTCTGCCAAAGCCCAATACTATTTCGGACGGGTTGCTTACGGTGTATCCGCTGTTCGATTGTCACATTGGAATGAAGGCTTGGGCTGGTGAGACTGGTGAGCCATACGATAATAAGATTGCAGAGAAACGAATCGTTGGCGGCATTGGTCAGTGCATTGCATCTGCGCCCGCATCTGAGTCGTGCATTATCCTAGTGGGCGGTGATCTTCTTCACGCAAATGACCAGACAGCAATGACTGCATCTGGTCACATCCTTGATGTTGATGGTCAGTTCCATGAGGCTCTTGGCTGTGCAATCAGGACAATGGCAGCGGCTATTGATATGGCGGCAAGCAAACATAAGAATGTTATTGTCTCTATCATCAGGGGCAATCACGACAGGGATAGTTATCTTGCTGTTCTGTATGCGCTTGGCGAAAGATACCGCAAGGAATCTAGGGTTGATGTTCAGAAATACAGCGGCGACTTCTTTGCTCTAGAGTGGGGCAAGGTCATGCTTGTATCTCACCACGGTGACAAGGCAAAAGCAGAGCGCCTTGTTATGCACATGGCTGACGAGTGGCCGGAGATGTGGGGCCGGACAAGGTTCCGCCATTACTTCACGGGACACATGCACCACGCCAAGGTAATTGATATCGGCGGGGTGCAGGTTGAGCAGTTCAGAGCAATCACTCCGCGCGATAGTTACTCAGCATCTCACGGCTACTCTTCGCAGTCAGACATGCAGGCAATCACCTATCACAAAGACCGTGGGGAAATCAGCCGCGTTAAGGTAGCGCTATGATCCGCCGGAAACTTCCCCACCACATGCTGCATAGCCTGCCATATCAATCCAGTTATCATCATGCGCTGGATTGCCCCAAGCCCTCACAGTTTTAAGATCGATCAGCATGATGGCAACTTGATGCGCGCTGATTGGTACGCCTAGTCGAGCCGACCATACTGCGCCCAAGTTATTGAAGTTATCTTCTACGCTGCCGTGCGTTGCAGCCCTGTCTACTGTCACTGCCTGCCGTGCTGTCTCAAGTATTTCTGATCTGTTCAATTTAGGGTTTCCCTTTTGTTTGCGTTGTTGATAGCACGTCTCTTGTGGGGCGAATATTTCAACCTTGGTTGTTGTTGGTTTGCTTGCTGGTTACTGCGCTACAGTCCGAAGATTCTAAGCCCGCCCGCCCCACACGATCTCCTTCATTCTTGTTGTGAACCGGACACGCCGGATCATGCCAGTAGTAGCCGCTAGGTACGCCGTCACGCGAACAGGTGCATTTTTTGCTCATGTACTTATCTCTTTCTGTGTACTCAATGACACTGACTACCATCTCAAGTTGGAATCTTAACTGTGCAAGTTCAGTCTCTCGCCTAAGAATCTCGTCGTGAAGCTCAAAGATGTTCAGCGTTCTGGCCTAGCAACGGGCCTCAGTGAGCGCGATAAGGTCTGTTCACTGGTAACCTTGCACTGCGCCCATACCTCGACGCCTCCTGCCCTCTCTGATAGCTCTGGTGCTGCGTTGTGTACGTCAAGCAGCGCCTGACTACATGCTTCCTGACTAACAAGGGGCATAGTGTAGGTAACAAGACCGACATGAATTAGTATTACTGTGATGTAGGTCATTGGGCATCTCCAACTTCTATGTATACCCAGAACTGTGATTCTCTGGTACGCTTCGACAGGTATCTATCGACTAGGTTCTTGCGAAACAGGGAGTCCATTAGATTGTGAGCAACATACGGGTCTACCTTTAGCTTCGCTGCAATGGAGGCGGAGGTCATGTGACCTGACTCGGCAATCAAATTCAAGACAAAAGCTTTCTGCTCTTGGTATACTTTGTTCCTTGCCTCAGAAATCCTAGCGTTAGATACGGTTCGGAACCTTGAGTCAAAGTCTGGAAGCGGTGGCCTCTTACCCTGAGCCGATTGGTTTAACTCAAACTCATGCACACAGTATCCGTAAGTTAATTCTTTTCTTTGGTCGCTCGTTGAACAACCCTTCAATAATTTTTTATACTCAGCATCTCTGACTTTCTTATCATTGCTTTTGTATGGAGATAGCTTCTTGCTTGAGACTACAGCGGCCCGTAACCTACTTGCCTCAGCCTTTTGTTCTTTGTACTCAGGTGATTCACGCATTGTTTTAAACTTTAGGCCGCGATCTTTTGCTATCTTGTCTACATTGTCACGCGGTATGGATAGCAGCCTGTGAGTTTGTGTTCTGCTAAGGCCCATCTCTGATGCGTTTGTTACCTGACGTATAAGCTCTTCGCTAAATACTTGCATGGCTTTCTTCTCCCAAGTGGAGCGGGCATCTCAACCCGCCCCAGTTATTAAAACGGAATATCGTCGTACACAACTCCGGGCTTATCGTTAGATGCGGGCGCTTGTAATGCCGCACCGCCACCAGCCGATCGCTTCTCGCTAACTTGAAGCGATAGGTAGTTGCCGTCATCCTTCTGCTTCTTCCATCCAGCGAATTGCATCGGCTTGTTAGCCGCGTAATCCTCAAGTGGGCCGGAGTAATCAGGCGCGTTGTCGTTGCCCTTCTTATCGTTCTCGAACAAGACACCTACCTTCTGGTAAATCTCAATGATCTTCATCCCACTCTTGGTGGTGTCAGCTACCAGCACAACCTTGCGGTCATTGCCTTCAAGATTAACCTTGCCTTGAAGGATCATCTTCATTGTGTCGAACGGTTTGAATGCCGCGCCTGAGTTTGTATTGTCGTATGCCATGCTTCTGGCTCCTTTGTTGCGTTATAGGTATGAGTATCCGAGCCAGATCATGACGCCATGAACTATCCCGACTGGTGCTAAGAGTGAGCCAGCGATCAGAAGACCCCAAGCCCCCGCAGATATGCACGATATGACATGCGTTAGCCAAGCTGCAATGAATGCGAAGACGAGTAGGTATCCCATCACCAGCTACCCCCAGAATTATTACCGCCCTTAGAATCAGCGGCGTACTTGCTTCCGTCATGCTCACCTAAGAACACGTCGGCGTTACAACCCAAGTGAGATAGGGCTTTAGTCAGGCCATCAGTGACAGCCATCTTCGGTGCATCCTCGGCCATCCGGCCCTTAGCTGCATCAAAGAACTTGCGGCACCCAGTGAAGGGGCCGTATGTGTATGCTAGTGATCCGTGCCATACCGACACATGAGCCACAACAGCTGTATCACCGTTTGATACATTGATAAATTCTGTTGTGTTATGCCAGCCCCAGCCTTCACCAACCGGACCAAACTCCTCAGTCATAATTCGAATCTGATACTGCGGATCAATAGCTGTAAAGCTGCGCGACCCAAAGCTAATCTTCTTGAGATACTTCGGATCTGATTTGGATATCTTGTTCCATATGTCTAAGTTGCTCATCTCTTATTCCTTCCGCTTGCTAATTCTTAACGCGCCACGCTTATCGCGACGAATTGTTATGGCGCTTGAGTAAACCTCGCGCTCATTGTTGGAGACCATTGCCTTCAAGTCTTTCTTTGCTGACTCGAATGACTTGGCAGCAGGCTCATGCTCAAGGTAATCATGCGCGGCAGAGACAAAGTGATTGTCGCTACTCGCATCTCGCTTAACCATATCATCGATAGGTATCTCGTTGATGGGTGATGTTACTGGCTGGTCATATCCGATAGGCTCATCGTCGCTCTCAACGTGACCCCAGAAATCCGTACACGCATCCAGCAGCGCAGCCATGTAGCCATCGTGCGCTTTAACGTACGTACTTTCCCACCGATTGTTGCCAAATATTACAGACATATACGCACCCTCGGTGCCAGCCAGCCAGCAATACATCTGCACCTGAGCCATGTAATACTCAGCTACGTTGCTGATATTGTTGTGTGCATAAGTATGCTTTGCCTCAAGGATAGCACTGCTTCCCCGAACCATGCCGTCAATCGTACCCTTGTAAGGCACACCGTTGTGAGTCTTCTCGAATGTTTTCTGCTGGTCATCGACGTGCTTGTCGTACTCAATCTCAAACCATTCGATGTTAAAGTCTTCTGTTAGAATGCCCATCTGCACCGCAAGATTGCGATCCAAATCGTCTGACTCTACGCGGCCAGTCTTCACTGCCCACAAGTCATACCAGTTGCCATTCATAATTTTTACGCAGTCACTACCGCCGATAAAACCTTTGCGTTCCATAGTTGTTCTCCCATTTCATGTACTTATCTACTGCGTTATTGCAGCAGGATCAAGATATTTATTGAAGTCTGATTCTACTAGATCAGTTTCCTCAAGCAGTCGTTGTCGTGTTGGGCTGTCAACGTCGAGCAATGAAGCCGCTATGCTATGCCCCATCTTGATGCGCTTAACCGTAAGCTGATCGTCGCTTAGACCTAGCGGGTGTGTAGTCACCTTCGAGTCTCCGGTATTGCGTGAGTAATCTTCGACACTCTTCTTCGTTGATTCGATAAAGGTTTTGATTGTCGGCCACGACCTCGACGCTTGATATGCTCGGACGTGACCGTCGATCTTTTTTAAGATGATCTGAACCTCAACCCGCGTAAGCATAGACGGTATGTTGCTGTTGATATCTTCGACAATCAGCTTGAGTTCCTCACCCAAGGTATCGTTGTCCATATCAGATGGTGGTTTGTACCTACGGAGCAGGC